GCAGGGTCTCGCCGTTGAAGTGGCGCATGGTCTCCGGCACGGAGCCGAGCCCGTCAAAGCCCCAGCCGTCCTTGCGCGACGGGCAGAAGCCCCGCTGACCGATGGGGTAATATTTCGCGTAGTTTACGAGTTCCTGCACCTGCGCGAGCGTCTTGACGTTCGGCACGATCAGGCCCTGAACACCGACGTCGAGCAGCTTGAGCACGGCGGGGCGGCTGATCTCGCGCACGCGCGCGATCGGGCAGATGCCGCTCAGCTCAGCGGCACGCACGAGCGCGGCGGTGGTCTCTGCCTCGATGGGGGAGTGCTCGTTGTCGATGATGGCAAAGTCGAGCCCCGTGCGGCCGAGGCACTCCATAAGGCTCACGCTGGCGGTGTCAAAAAAGGTGCCGATAGGCCGCGCGCCGGCAGCGAGCTTCTGTTTGAGTGTGTTTTCCATGCGGATTCCTCCTTGTCTTGTCTCAATGGCCCGATTATACGTGCATTTTGGCGGGATGGCAAGTGCCGCGCCGCGCACATTTGCGCCCGCCGCATAGGGAATAGCGGGCCAGGAGGTGAGGGCATGGAACTCGGCATTGCATCCGTGGCGGCGATCACGGCCATTGCGTACCTGGTTGGCATGGCGGTCAAGACGACCGGCGCACGATTGGCTCAACACTGCCGCTGCCGGCATCGCGTCCGGCTGGGCCGCGACCGGCGTGCACCAAAGCGTGAAGCAGCTGACAAAACAGAAGTAGCTGCGCCAACACGCCGGGGGGTGCGCGCATCGGCATGTTGCTGCATGTGCGGATGTGTGTTATGATAGGGCCATCGAATGAATTTGGAGAGGTGACAAATGCGCGAGGAAGAATACGATCTCTGCTTTTCGCCGCCGCTGCCGCCTACGGTCTGGGGCGAGCTCAGTCTTTGCTTTGATGTGGATTTCCCGATCGACGCGGTTTCTTCCATCCTTGGTGTGCAGCCGACAGAGGCCAAACGGCAGCGGGCGTGCCGGTGGAACGCATATGCGGGCACGCAGAACCCGGGATACTGGACGATCACGTTTGACAAGACCGACACGTTTGATGGTGACGTTGTCCAGCGGGCGATGCATACTTTTATCGCAGAACACGAGCGGGCGCTGCATCAGGTCCTGGAGCGGTTTCAGCCGTGCACGATGTTCTTGACGATTTATGCCGCAGTGCATCAGGACGGAGAATATCCGTCCATTCGGCTAAACCCGTATTTTCTGCAGGATGCCTGCCGGCTCAGCGCGAGCGTGGATATCATTGTAGATAATGATTATGTGCGCACAGAGCCGGACAATGGCGATAGCGCAGTATAGCAGCCAGAAAAAATCTCCCCGCTCACAGACGGGGAGATTTTTTGGCGCTCGCTGAATGACACGATCAAACGCAGCACGTTCGACGAAAATATTATGTGGACGGGCTCAGCTGCCGCAAGATCCCGCGACAATATTGACATAAGTTGTTTTGGAATGTTATAGTTTGTTTGGAAATAGATATGAGCATTTCATGGCTGGCAGTGCCTGAGAGGCACATTTGAACGAGGGAGAAAAGGAAGAAAATAGTGCGGCTTTGTTTCGGATATAAATACCGCCGCTCGCTGTACTAAAAATAGGGGGATATTATGAAAAAGAAGCCGATTATTACGGGAATGCTGATCGTACTGCTGCTGACTTCGGCGGCCTGCGAACGGGTAAAGGCGATGGATACCAGCTATGAGATCCAAACAGTCGGAACGCCGGATCGGAACGAAGCAGGCGAGATCATAGGAGACTGTCACTATCAAAAGCTTGTGTTTACGAATCCGAATAAGAACTTGTCCAAGATAAACGCATATATCGAACAAGCGTGCAATACGTTCTTTGCAAATGGGTCTGGCAAGGACTATCAAGACTACTTGGCCGAAGTCCCGGCGGAAAGACTTGGCGAATTGGTAGATTACCCGTATAAGTCAACTGAGGATATAGAAAATGTCTTTTTGACCGACAGCTATGTCAGTATCCAGATGAAATCGTTTTGGTATTGCGGCGGCGTTGCAAATACGAATTACTCCGGTGCAAGCTATGACCTGAAGACCGGAGAGCCTTTCAAAATCTCGGATTTGCTGAGCGGCAGCGAAGAAGACATTTTGTCGACGGTGAAGAGTGTCTATTGGAGTGCACTGGTCGATCACTATACATATGCGGGAATGTTTGACAGCGCCCGGGATGCTCTGGAGAAAAAGACTCTTTCCGATTATCATTTCTTTGTGGGGGAAGCAGGAGAGATCTTCTTCATTGCAGATACATATGAATTCGCGCCTGGCGCAGCGGGGCCGTATGTGTTTGGCAGCGGCCTAATGGTCGGCGACACATGTGATGGAAACAGCTAACCGTCCGTAACCACGGATTTGTTGACGAGCAGCAGCCGGAGAATGGATCATAATGTGCAAAACAACTACATCTAGCCTATTTGGATTCCTTTGACGACGGAACGGCGAGACCGTCATCTACCCCGTGCGCAAGCCGCCGAAGGGAGTCGCGCCCAATGAATAACACCCCCGCCGGATTCGGGCCTTGATCTCCGCACGCGGTTAGCATTTTGTTAGCAAAATGCGTTTGCATTATGCGGAAAACAGTCGTAAATCCGCGACGTTTTTCGCGCCGAAAAGCTTTCCAAAAGCGCCGCAAAGCATTGATAAATAAAGAAAAACCAGCAATCTCAATGGATTGCTGGTTTTCTCTATTTTGGTGGTACAGCGGGGATTTCCCCTGACGGGGATAAACTTCGACTCCCCGGGAGCGACCGGAAAAAAATATCCCCCGCCAAAAGGCGAGGGATATTTTTTGGTGCTCCAGCGGGGATTCGAACCCCAATAGAATCACGTGTTTTCAGTACTTATCACTTTCTGACAACACTTTTGACAACTTCCTGCTGCGTTTTACGTACCGGTTGACCTTGTTGTGTACCTGCTGTTTGCGCTTGTCCTCAAGGTCGGTGTAGATATCCTGCGTCATTGCGATGGTGGAGTGCCCGAGCAGATACTGCGCATCCTTGACATCGATATTCGCGCTGTGCAGCATGGAGGCATATGCGTGCCGGAGTTGATGCGCAGTCGATTGGATGCCATGGCTCTGCTGGTATTTTTTTAGGCCGGATTCCAACTCCGTCTTTGTCGGCAAGCCATTCGGGAAGAAGATGAATGTCTCTGGGTCGTCATAGTGCGGAAGAATTTCGACGACGTTATCCGGCAGGTCGAGGTAGCGCACGCCGGCTTCGGTCTTAGGGGATTTAAGAACCGGCTTTCGCGTGTCAGAATATGCAACGGCACGCGCGACGCACGCAGTCCGCGTAGTGAGGTCAATATCTTTTTGCTTCAGCGCGGCAGCCTCACCGCGTCTGGCACCAGTGTACAGCATAAAATACGACATCCGGGCAAACAAGCTCTCGGTTTTCGATTCTTCAATTTTTTTCAGATCGTCAGGCGGGGTTGGTTTCCTGGGCACGCGCGGGTTGCCCTTCGGTGTCGGGATGCCGATACAGGGGTTCGCGTCGATGTCCGCACAGAGAAAGGCATGGTTCAGGATCTGCCGTATCACAGATTTTGTGTTGTTGATGACCTTTTGCGAGTAGCCACGCGCCGCGAATCTCTGCAGGAACACGACAATCTGGTGGCCGGTGATGTCCGTGACATACTGGTCGCCGAAAGCGTCCACAGCGCGATTCTTTGCTGTTCTGTAACCGCATACGGTGTTTGGAGACAGGCGCGGTTCGCACTGCTCCCACCAGTCATCGGCGACGGCCTCGAATGTCCGGCCCTTGCCGGCAGCCTCGTTCGCGTGTTTCTCCAATTCGCGGATATAGTCGTCACGCTTTTGCTCGACTTCTTTGTCGGTCTTCCCGTAGAAATATTTTCGCTCGCCATTGATGGTGTCAGATAAGACGATGCGGCCATCTTTGCGCAGCGTGTATTTTGTCCTTTTTCTTGCCATGGGCGTCCTCCTATGGTATCATAAAAGGGTAGACAGCTCCCTTTATTGACGTATTGGTGGTTTTCTGCTATGACCGCCCCGGTGTTACCGCACCGGGGCGGTTTTGCTATATGCTATACAAGTGACAACTCACGGTCACCCCGTTTGCCATCTCTTGCACTTTGCGCATTTCCTTGCATAATTTGTACCCAATCATTTGGGAAGCCGATGTGCCGTAAGAGGACGTACTCGTGCGACGATATTGCACGTGACAGATCGGAAATGAAAACGTTCTTCTTTTCTGGAGGCAAAAGCATATAGATGCCATATGCATATCCCCAAAACGAACTCCCATTTCCTGCAAGTGAATTTGGAAGCTGAATTTTTGGTGAGAGAAAACGGTTATAGAATCTGCCGCCATGAGCGGCAATATTTCGCGCAACAACTGCGCATTGGATCCAGCTTTCGATGTATTCCCGGGAAGATATGCTATAGAACTCTCTGGACATTTTGTTGCGATCTTCGCGTACCATGTTCTTAAAAAACTTTGATACCTGCCCAAATGACATGAGCTCGGTAGCGGCCCACACGGGGAAGATACCTCCCTTGCATTTTTTGTGGTGCTGCACAAAGAGTTCGTCTTTCCTGGCGGTTTTGTCCTTTTGCAGTTCGTACATCATCCAGATATGCTTGTTGACATCTTCAAAATGCTCATAATTCATATACCCAATTGGCCCATATTTTTGAGCATGATAATAAGAGATGTATGCTTTCAGATTTGTCTCTATTATAGACGTTGCCGATAGAATAATTTCTCTGAGATCGACGTCAAACAGATAGACGTCTACAATGTTTTCGAAAGTCGTTCCGGGATAGAACACATCGTCTGGAGGGGTGCCCTGCTTTTTTACCATGGTTAACCAGTAACCGCGCAAGCGATAATAGTTTTCGGAACGCAGTACGCTTTCAGCATAAGCTTTGTCGCGAACAATTAGGCCTCGCGCCTCGAGCTTGTCGATTTGCTGCTGGTATGTACAAAAGGGTTTCACAGATTCAACATAGTCCATATTTGTCTCCTGAAAAACAAATAACCCGCCATGATACGCATAGGTGCTGTCGCATCCAGAGGCTTGGCGGGTTCCGTTGTTTTTATTTTAAACCGAAACACGCAAAAAAGCAACCACTAGATATAGACCGTTATTGGAAGAACAATCACAAAATGCGGATTGTTACAAAATGCGGATTGTTGCGGATTGTTAATGAAGTGCTGCGCCGGGGCAATTCTCATTCTCCCTTAGTCAGGAAATGCCGCCTGTACAGCTCTTTCAGCTCATCGGCGGTGTAGTTTGTGCCGAACCGGCGATTGATGAGGCCGCGCGTGAGTCTCCAATTCCAGCCGTATTTGTGGACCAGGCGGTACATGACGCTATAGATTTCTGCTTGCATGCGTGCCACGCCTCCTCACACGGCGCTTTCTTCGCTGATCGCGCTGTCGATCATCTGCTGTAGCTTATCGCGATCCCACAGCAAGATGCCGTTCTTTTCGGCAAGCTGTTTTGCACCGGCGGTAAAATAATTATTTGTCATCACAACACCAACATGGCAGTTGTACATGCTTTTACCGGCGCACACTTCCTGCACTGGCGTGTTCCCCAGCGCGGAAGAATAGCATTTACACTGGATGGCATAGCGCACGCCTTCTTTTTCGGCAATGACATCAACACCTTGGTCTCCAGAACCAGGCGTCACAGACACGTTGACAAAGCCGTTTTTTCGCAGTAGGTCAGCGCAATAGTTTTCAAATTCATGGCCTTCCATACCGTCGGTTTCGGAAATGTCGGCGCCCGGCACTGTACCTTCGCAACAAACCGTGCTGTCAGCGGCCGCGTATGTGTTTATAACACCGCATTCCGCAAATAACTGGTTGCGTAGTTTAATCGCAAATCCCATGGTCTCGTCATCGAATTCGTTTTTGTGTTTTTCAATCTCATCTGCAAATATGCGGCATAGGCTTTCTACATGGCTGCGGCTGTTTCTGTATGTTGTTTTCGCCGCTTTTTTTACGCTGTTGTAATGCCGTTCGATAGCATCTCTTGTGTGCCATTGCTTGTTATTGACGAAAATGTCGTACTGAATAGATGGTTTCAAAGTGAATGGCACACGATCTTCAAATGCAATCAATTCATGTGTTTCGGACAGAATGGAATGATAGTAGGACAAAAACGTTTCGATGTCGTCAGCCTCGTTCGCCAATTCTGTAGACGCCTGCGCTTTTGCAATCAGATCTTGAACGGTTGAGTACATCTTTGTTTTTCTTCGCTTAGACGCCAAAAAAAGAGCAGCGCCGCTGCCGACAAGAAGTATACCATCCACAGCGAATCCGACCGTGTCGTTTATAACGCCTATCATGAAAACCGGAAATGCCAACGAAAAGCATATGACTCCGATCCACTGCAGACCGTCAAGCTTTTGCTTGTTCTTCACAATCAATCCCTCGTTTCTGTTCTTCCTTCAACTGTTTATGTATCATCCTTCTGTCATGTGGCAACATAGACACACGGCTGATAATTGAAAAATAGCATATTTCGGGCAGTATTGCAATAAGTTAGCAAAAAACGTTCGGAATACCGAACGTTTTCAACACGCAGCCGAAAAATGTGGTAGGATTATGGCGAGGATGAAAAACAATGTACGGGAGTATAGAGAATACAAAGGCGTCAGCCTGCGGTGGCTGGCCGGAAAGGTGGGGTGTGGGACAAGCACACTGTGCGACATAGAGAGGGGCAAGAGCATTCCGAACGTCCGCCTCGCCATTCGGATAGCGGCTGCGCTGGGCGCGACGGTGGAGCAACTGTGGAGGGAAAACGATGACAGATGAACAATGGAGGACGTACTTACGGCGTGAAATCGAGCGGCTGCTGGATGAGGCAAGCGAACAAAAGCTGCGGCTTACGCTAGCGCTGCTGCGAGCAGCGTAAAGAAAAACAGAAAAGCAAAGAAAGAGGAGCAGGAAATCAATCCTGCTCCTCTTTCGCGTTTTCGGCGGTGATCTGCCGGGCAAAGTCCTCGATGTCGGCCCAACGCTCTTCCGGAAGACGGGCCAGCGCCAGAAGGAAACGGCGCTTAAAGTCGTCGCCTGCACCAATGGTCGCTCGGCCGACGAAGTCCATGATCTCTTCGTCGCGCGTGGTCGCCGTAAACATCTCGCCGTCGCCGGTGCGCAGCCAATGTTCGTCAACGTGGAACTCGCGGCAGATGGAGACGATAGCGGAATCGGGCGGAATTCTCTGCCCAGTTTCCCAACCGGCGATTGTTGACTGTCTGACGCCTATCCTTGCTCCGAAATCGGTTTGATTTAGGCCGACGTGGCTGCGCAGTTCTTTTATTTGATTTTGCACATTATAGGCCTCCTTTCGAAATGAATATACCACACGGCATATCACATTGCAATATTTTTTCGAAAAAACGAGATAATTTTATTGACACAGATATTGCAAAGTGATAATATGGCATTGCGAAGAGATTTACATCAAACGCAAAGCAATGCAAAAAAGCGTGAGGAGGTGACGAAAATGCTTACAAAGAACGAGCAGAAAACCATCGAGCGGCTGGCGACCATGATGCAGCGCATGGACGAAATGCAGAAGGCGCAGCTTTGCGCCTTTGCGGAGGGGCTGGCGATGGCGCTGGAGCACAGCAAGCGCGCGTCGTAAGGCGCGCGCAATCCATTCGATTGGAGGTGAGAACATGAGAAAAATTACTGTCTTTGATTTTTGCAGCCAGATTGGAGCGGCCAGCGATGAAGTTCCCGTCGTGGTGAAAGCTGGCGCACAGGTGATTGGCCGTTTCAGCAGCATGTACAGCATTCCTTCCAAGGCCGCGCCGGCTGTGCTGGACGCCAAAGTCAATTTCGTGACGCTGAAATGCTCCGAGATTATCATCCAAGTCAAATTAAAAGACTACAACAGCAAGCTGTAACTACCGATTGGAGGTGAGGACATGTACACCCTGAAGACGCTGGTCGCCGTTGGCGTGATCTGTTGCTTTGTTGGCTTCCTTGTATGCCTTGCGATCTGCAAGCACATCTGCGATAGCTGCCTGAAATCCACGTTCGAGCGGGAGCGGGCAACCGAGAAGATGTATACAGATGCACTCGAGCGGCTGTCAGGTGACCAGCGGAATGATGATGGATGCAGCGAGTGACACTATGGCAACGATTTTCGAGAACAGGGCATCTTTTTCGGCCTTTCTGGCCTGCTCTTGCGCGGAAACGGCCTGCTGCCTTGCAATTTCCGCGCGCTCGGATGCGGCGTCAGCGATTCGGCGGAGCTCGGCGAGTGACTGCGTGTGGTCAGAAATCTCCTGAAGCAGTGCCTGTTGCTCGCCGAGTAACGAACGATAATTTGGCACTTGTCCAACATCGGGAATGACCTTCCCAAGTACGAGGTCAGGAATCTTCAAATGCGTTCCGTTAAAGTCGAGATAATCATTTGTGTTTGAAGCCATTTTTTCATCTCCCTTTGGTTGAATATTACCATTGCGGAAGATGGAAAACAAGAAAATGTGTTAATTGGAGGTGAGGACGTGAGACCCACAAGAGCCGGATACATCATGCTATCCATGGCGACGCTGCTGAATTCGATCACGTTGGCGATTCTAGTGTGGTCGAAACTTCTGGCATGACACCGCAGAAATAAGCGAAGGAGGTACAGCGTGGAAAACATCGTGAGCATCCTGTCCGGGCTAGGTGTTGAAATCCCGCAGGAGCTGGTTCCCGCTTTGCATAAGGAAATCGCGGAGAACTACAAGACGGTCGCGGAGTTTCAGAAGCTCCGCAAACAGCTCGACCGGTTGAAAAGCGGGCTGCCGGACACGGCCGCAAGCTATGCCAAGCTGATGGTCGCAAGCAATGGGAGGCAGAGCGCGGTACTGCTCGACGGCGTTATGATCGGCGTCGGCGTTGACGGTATCCGCCTCGACGTGAAGGAAGGTGTAGCGGAGCTGAGCATTACCGGCATTGATGTGGCGCGGTTCCGCGCCGGGACAGAAGAGGACTTTGAGCGCTTTTGCACCGGATTGTCAGGGAATGAACTGAGCGGAGAATGATAGCCGGTTCATCTGATTTCAAAAAGGAGAAAGGTACATATGCCGCGAGAAAAAGAAACCTTCCGGCTTGAGCTGGAGGAAATCCTGAAGTTCACCGGCGGCCGCCGGGTGTTGACGGTGACAGACGTCAGCAATTATACAGGGCAAAGCCGACGGGTGTGCCGCGAGCGGTACAACGTCAGCGGGAAAGAGGGCATCAGCGCCGTGGCGCTCGCCCAGATGCTGGCCAGATAGGTCAAGAGAAAGGAGAAACCAATGAAAGCAACAGGAATCATCAGAAGAGTCGATGACCTCGGCCGCATCGTGCTGCCGAAGGAGCTGCGCCAGACGATGGGCATCCGGGCGGGTGATCACATGGAGATCTACACAGACGCGGACAACATCATCCTGCGCAAGTATGCGCCGGGCTGTGCGTTTTGCGGCAGCGTGAACGGTATCCGGTACATTCACAGCACGCCGGTGTGCAATATCTGCGCGAACAACATGCAGATGCTGTACCGCACGGCAGAAGGCGGTGACGACGAATGAAGGTGTTCGGAGATCCGCGTGCCAAGGCGAAGGTGCGCCGCTACATCATCTGGGGCCTCGAGGATGGCCTCGTCTGCGCGTCCTTCATGGCCGGCATCGCTCTGGCGGGGTGGCTGTTTCACATCCTCTTCGCTGCGCTCGGCGTCGCAT